CGTATTTCATATATTTTCTGTTTTAATTAAAGTTTCTACTATTTTTATGGGCAAACTACCCATACACACAGCCGTTATATGCAATGCTACGTTTCTGCTTCGTATTAAGTTTAGTGGTTATAATCTTTTTGTTTTATTTTTTCCAACCGCACAAATTTAAGAAATTTTTTTAATTTGATTTGATGAAAAACAACTAATCATATTTCCTTTATCCCAATGATTAAATATCACACCATCATATCCTTTTTGTTTTAAAATAATTGATACATCAGATTCAACAAAATTACCATATTTTTCTTTTATTTCATAATAAACATCATTTGGAGAATCACCATTCACAATAAATGGTTTCCTGATATTTAGAAATATTTTCATTACTGATTTGCCATATTCTTTTGTTGCATTTTTATTGTTAGTAAAATAAAAACCTTTACCTAACCAACCTATTTTTTGTTTATCTTCATCAAAATCATTAAATTTGACCTTAGTTCCGTGAAATACTAACATAGGTTCACCGTTTTCATCAATTATTTTACTTGAATTATTTGTATTTTCCCAATCACCAAACCAATTTTTAAATTCATCAGTTCTCACATATTCATATAAGTTTTTTGGTAAATTACTTGGTTTACCATTTGGTGCTAATAGTATTTGTTTTTGCTCATTAAAATACTCTTTTATTGTTGTTTTGATAAACTTTTTCAAATCATTCATTATTTTCTTTTATATATAAATATTAAAATTTTAATTTTCCATCCCACAAAAAATAAAACAAAAAGGTTCGTCTCTCGTATCAACATTTTTACTATAAATCCGCACTGCATATAACAAGGTGTATATGTAATGGTGGTTTCATCTGTAATTTAACATTTGTGGTATCTATGAAGTTTTGTGGGTAATCAAACATTTCTGCTATTTATCCACCACTACATATACACCCAACCGTTAGGCGTAATGCTGACGAAGCCCTCCGAAAATGTGAGCTATAATATCAACAGTCCAGCCATTTCCAATCATCTTTCTAATTTGATTTTCGGTAGCCACGCCATCAAAGTAATTTTCAGGCACGGTTTGTAGTCTGCAATATTCCTTTGTCGTATAATAGCGGAAAGGCAAATTGTTTTTGAATGCGTCAGGGTGTCGTCCTATTGGCATTGTGGTTAAAACATTGTCTTTTGCTACTGTGGTTAAACAGTTGCTTTTATCTCGGTTTGTGGCTCTCACTTCAAGGCATTGCGTTATTGGTATCTCTTTATTGTAATCCTCGCGTTTGCCTTTATCGTTCAATCTTCTGCCCAAAATAGTTGCCTTGTTCAATCTTCTTCCTCTTATTGCACTTGGTCCAATCATTTCAGTATCTTCTAAAATATCAACCAACTTTATTCCTTTGTCGTTTGGTTGTTCAATCGGAAAGTTTGCCCAGTAAAGTCTTTCTCTATTTTGAGCAGATACCAAAGCACTGTTTATCCTTACTGGTTCTACTCCTAAATGTTCGGTTATTACTTGCTCAAATTCCTTTTTCATAACCACATTTTCCAAAAGCCAATATTTCGGTTTACATTCTTTAATTAGCCTTACAAATTCAAAAAACAATTTACTTCTTGGGTCATCAAAGTTTAATTGTTTTCCGCTAAAACTAAATCCTTGGCAAGGGCTTCCACCTATCAATAAATCAATTTGCGGTAAATCCGTGCCTTTAATTTCTGTAACACTTCCAAGTTGTATCGTATTAGGGTAGTTGTGTTGTGTTACTTTGATGGCGTGTTTATCAATCTCCGAAGCATAGTATTTACCATAGGAAATACCTGCCCTGTTGAGTGCAATTTGTCCGCAACTCATTCCGTCAAAAAGAGAAAGCACTACGCCTAACTCGGGTTTGGCAAAATTGCCGTTCTGTTCTTCTATCAACATTTGTTATAATTATTAAATTTAGTTTTTCAATTCAGCTTTTCGGTTCGGCAACTTCGCCAAGCCTGAAAACGTTAGCACCAATACTACGAAAGTGCTTCGATTGAAAGTATTTTAACGTAAGAACTTTCTAACACACAAATTGCATCAGTATATATTTTATTATATCCAAGAATATCAGTTGAACCTACCATTTTATATTTTATAATAGGGTCAATTTTATATTTCTTTAAAATCTGAATAACAACATTGGGTTTTGTATTATCTAATATTATTCTAGCGTCTATTTTATTAACAAACCCATCTTGTCCTAAATATTTAGTATGATAAAATTGACCATTTTTTGTTGGGTATATAAAATCTTTAATTTTTGATTTGACACCTATCTCATTTAATATGTTGAAGTATAAATCATCTTCTGTGAAAACATGTTTTTTTGAAATATCAAAACAATTGTTGGTATTTATATCACAAATAAATAAGTTAGCATTTTCCGTTTTCTTTAATTTTGTACTTCCGTTTGCAAAATCAATAGCAATATCTTTATTTTGTGTAAAATGAACACCGTATGGTATTTGATTACCTTTTGAATAAATATTAAAATTTAAAGTTTCGTTTGGTGTTCCGTGATACTACACACCATTATTATATGATTGTTGTTCAGTTAAATAATCTCTTATTGTTGTTGCTATAATTTTTCTAAATTCCATTTGTTTCTTTTTATTTATATATAAATATTCCAAATTTAAATTTTTAATAAACAAGCCGTACTGGTGCTAACAACGTGTATAAAACATAGCCAATTAAGGTTTGTGATTTATATCAAGTGTCGAGCGTGGCTACGTTTTATACACGCAACCGTTAGAAGCAATTATCTATTCAATACAAAGTTCTTAAACTCATGTTTTGCTATTGCTAAATGGGTTAATCCAAAACGATAGGGTTTTCCCATCCAAAAATTACTTGTGTTTTTAACGTATTTTAAGTCTAATTTATATTGTCCGTAAGCAAATTTAACTGCTTCTAACAATGTATATAATTCAGGTTCACTTTGTATATATTTACTTTCTACTTGTTTATTCATAATTCTATTTTTAATTTATTAAGTATTTATATTATATTGCAAATATATATAATAATATTCTAATATTCAAATAAATGAGAGAAAAATTTACGAGATATTTAAAGAAAACACCAATATGCGGTATTTACCAAATTAAAAATATTATAAATAATAAAATATACATTGGTCAATCCATAGATATTGAAAGGAGATGGTATCAACATAGATATGGTAAAGGTAACATAATAATTAAAAATGCAATAAATAAATATGGTATAGAAAATTTTAAATTTACTATATTAGAATCAATTGAATTTATTAATAAAAATTTAACAACTAATATATTAACTAAACTTGAGGGTAAATATCTTAAAAAATTTAAACCATTTTTAAAAGAAAATGGTTATAATATTCAAAAAACATCAAAACCTAATTTAACACCTAAAAAAAATGAAAAGTTTGGTGAATTGATTAGTAAAATTAAAATTGAGAATAATCATTGTGGTAAACCGGTTATTCAATATGATTTGAATGGTAATTTCATTAAAGAATGGCAATCAGCGGCATCAATTGAAAGAGAATTAGGTTATAAAGCTGAAAATATATCCGGTTGTTGTTTAAAAAAACAAAATTCATCTAATTTTTTTATATGGAGGTTTAAAGGTGATGAATTAACAAATAATTGTATTAAAAAAGCGAATAAATCATGTCGAATGTCAGAGGTTAGGCAATACAATCTTAATGGTGAACTATTGAATACATTTAATAATATTAAAATAGCGTCAACCATTACAAATATAAACGAAACTGTAATAAGGAATTGTTGTAACGGTTTTAATAAAACCGGTGGTGGTTATATATGGAAATTTAAGAATGAGCCACTTATACTGGAACAACATAAAAGGAAATTAAATTAATCCCAATAACCATTTTTACGCATCCAACTAAGAACACAAACATACGAATCGGTCATATCAAAATTTTCTTTTCTCAATTTACCCTTTTTATCATATAACCAAGTAATTTGTGGTTCTCTATCTGATACTAATTTCCAAACAACCTCTTTTTTATCAATATCATATGGGTATGCACCAAATAAAACAGGTGTTTTTTTAGCTATTACCGCTGGTGAAAACATATTCCCCTTTTTATCATAAGTTCTTTTTTGCATTAATTCTGGAAATCCATGTGCTCTAGCATCATATGATGATATAAATTCCGGTACAATCCCTATTAAATCATAACACGCTTTACTAATTATACCATTAAACCTCAATAGAGTACCAACTGTGTGTACATTATTTGAACCTAACAATGGTTCCTCTATAATTATTTTAGTTATACCAAAATCTTTATATTTTTCTAAAAATTCATCTTTAAAAATATCCGCCTTTATAAATAATTCTTCTGTTTTAGAATCAGTTATCGATTTAACTTTTGGTGCTATATGGTGTAATAAAATTAATTTACCATATCTACCATTATCTTCAAATATTGAAATACCCAATGTTTTTGTTGAAACATCTAACCCAAGTATATATTTTTTATTATTATCCATACATTAAACTGTTATTTTTACCTCTACTCTAAAATACATGTTATTCAACACATGCGGTTCACTTAACTTAGCAATAGCAACTAATTGATATTTATTATCATATAAACCAATCTCTGTTACTCTAGGTATATTTACCCCACTAGTAAATGTTGGATTTGTAGATTCTCTAAATTCACTTATTAAAGCATCACAAACAATTGATTTACTGATATCCGTAGTAACGCTATTATATGTTACTGTTGTTGCTGATGATTCGGTTGACACTGTAAATTCGCTAACTATATCATCATTAGTTATAACTATAAACCCTTTATCAATATAAGCAATCCCTAATGGAATGTCAACATTATATCCTTGAGAAGTGTTACTTATATAATTAAATAATTCTTTTCCACCAAGTGAGTATGGTTTTGCATTTCCGAATCCAGTACTCCAACTCTTACTAGTATCACCATTAGGTTTTTTTACGGTATCAGAAAAAAGTAATACAATATTATCACCAATAACCGGTGTTATATTGCTTGATGTTTCCCTAATATTAGCATCATGTTCACCCTTACTTAAATTACTTCGTTGATACGTGCCATAACAAGTATAAGGAACACCACCACTTGTGATATCTAATTTAATTGTTTTACCATCAATTAATTCACCGTATTGTGTATTTGGAATACTAATAACTAATATTTCATCATTACTTAACCCAGACAAAGCTGTATCAGAATAGCCACCACTATTATTACTTAAATTAGTGTATTTATTTAAGTCATTTACGGTTAATGGTAATCCAAATGTGCTAAATAAATTTACCAACGGGTCACTTGTATAATCCGTTCTATTTATAACATCAAATTGTAATGAATCACCACTTAATGTTATCGTACTTAAATAACTTTGTCTCTCTATAACATCGGATGAGCCAATACCAACCGGTTTATATAAATCACCTGTAGAATTATATATTAGTTTATTTTTAATAGTAATATTATTATATACGCTATTACTCATACCACTAATAGAGTTTAAATTACCAGAACTACCGGGAACCTTACCCTCACCAAGTATTTTACTTGTTTGATAATTAGCATCAGAATCACCCAATGAAAAATATGAAACAAATGTATCATTACTATTTGATAAAAGTTTCTTTCTACCATACGACGTTAATCTTGCTATTACAGTTTTTGTTGTTGAACTTGCTATGTATCCCATTTTTTTTATTATTAAAAATCAATTGACATTTCAATCATAATTGTATCACCATCAGCTAATTTTACTGGTTGGCTTAACTTACCTATAGCGACTAATGATTGTTCGGAATCATAGATACCAACCTCACTTATTCTTAAATCTGGTGGTAATGTGTCATCAGCACCCCTACTAGGATTTGTTGTTTTATTAAAATTATTATTAGATAAACTAATACCAAATATAGTTTTATATATTGTTGCACCAATATATGTTTGTATATTACCATAAAAAAATCTTTCATCTCCAAAATTTAATTCGGTTGGTGTACTATTTAATGGTATATTTAATTTTTCTATTATACTGTATGTATTACCGCTATTAGCCTCATTTATAGCTGACGTTAATATGAAACCATTGGATGCTGGTGTTTGATTCTCAAATAATTTAGGGTCTATAGTTTCACCAATATTGGATGTAAATGCTGAACTAGTAAAATCAACCTCAATCCACCCATCAGTACTTGGTCTTGTAGTTGAATCATCTTTAATTTGATATAACACTTTGAAGTCATACGCATAAAACCCCTTCCCATCATACCCAGTATTCTCTATTTTTCTCATGTATGGCAGTAGGTCGGTATCCTCTATAATAAATTCAACATCCTTAGATGTAGATGTTGTATTAGTAACTTTAGAATATTTTTGACATGGTAGTGTACTTGTTAATCCAGAACCAGTATTATTCTCTAATGAATATGTAACATACATGGTTTTATTAACCCCTAATATACCACTTGTTATACCAGCACTTGGTGCTTTAGTTTTTATATCTAATCCCGGTAATGTCCAGTTTCTATTAGATTTATAAGACATTGCCGCATTAATTTCTTCATCATGTATTGTTACAATTTTTAACTGTGGATATACTTTACCAACTACCTTTGGTGTTTTACCAACTACCAAACTAGGGTCCTCAATTAAATCAATAAATTCAATATTAGTATCAACTATTTCTTGTGTCAACCCGGTTGCTATAAATCTCATACCCATTGTATCACCACTACCTGTTTCCGCAGTTCTTCTATGATACATTAATGTTGGTATGTCTAACTTAAATATTTTATTATCACTATTATTTATATAGAAAAATTCACCGTAAAAATTAGATATTGTATTATTAGTATAATGTATTATTGATAATGATTTATTACTTGTATCAAATATACCACCTCCATCACCACAAATATCTATCGTATCTTGAGTAGTCATAGTTCCAAATAAACTATAATCTAAATAAACCTCTTTTTCCCCAAGATAATCATATGAACCAAATCTTTGATAATTTTCATAAGTTGACCCAGTGATACCAGGAATATCCTCACTCCAAATATTATTCATACACCAAATAGGGTTATCCGCTATTGATACGGTTTCGTTTGTTGTAAAAGATAGTGTACCGGTATCCCAATATGCTGATGTTGTACCGGTACCAAAAGAGTCTTTTACTTCTCCTGATGGGTAAACGTAGTATGGTATTGAGACGCTACCCGATGTACTAATGTTTGGTAAATTTCTATCAACCGTTATTTCATCATTACTAACATTATTTATTTTATACCATAAGCTTGGTATTGGTGTGTCATTGGTGTTTGGTGTTAATGCACCTAATGTGGTATTAGTTAATTTAAATAATATATAATCACCCTCGGTTAATCCGGTTGTAACAATAACAGATGTACCACCGGTAATATTTGTATTTAAAATAGTTCCACTAGATTTAACATATTCATTACTAGTTAATGTATTGTATGAATCGGTAACACCACTAAAAAAACCACGCTCAACTGCTTCATTATTGACAATTGCTTTAACCGTTCTAATATTAGCATTTGTAAGTGGATTTAATACAGTATCACCAGTTGATATGAAATATTTTATATCTGGTTGCCTATCTTTAGGTCTTAAAATTTTACTTGTACCGGATAGTGCTGGTATTGTTTGATTAGCATCTGATATAGCCTCCCTATTATAATCAATTTCAGAATCACCAATAGCCCAATAAGAAAAATTTAAAGCACCCATAGCTATTTTTTCCCTACCAGTTTCCGTTAATTTAACACTAACAAAAGGATTAGTTGAACTTATAATATAACTCATTTTTATATATTTTGTTTAATCTTATTTAATAATAAATACTTACAAAGTAAAGAATTAATACGAATTAATACTATTACTTTGTATTTCTATGGGTATTATCTCACTATAACTAACACTAGATATTTTATCGCCATTAATAGTGGTATATATTTTTTCATTCTTAATTCTATAAATATATTTAGTTCCAATATCACCACTTAAAATTATTTGTTTAGAATACGTAGTAGTATTTGCAATATATGGGGTTGAAGCACTAAATATTATACTAGAAAATGTATAATCAGAAATATCAGAAACCTGTATGGTAAATTCACCACTATTATTCGTTGGTGCTACATCAATAGACCAATTAATAGTGGGGGAATTAGTATATATACTACCAATATATTGGGTTTTACTATTATAGTAGATATTTATTACATCACCAATTAATAAATTACCATTTAATATAATTCTATTACTATTAGAAATGGATTGATAATAATCAATATTTGGTGATAATGTTAGACCATTTAATGTTATTATTATATTATCACCGTCATTTGGTGTAACTGTTGTATATACCTCATATTTACTCTCACTAGTATTATAGTATACTGTATTAACACCCTGATTATCTGTTATACCACTAATAATTGGTGTGGTTATTTGAATTAAATCATTGGTTAATCCGTGTAAGTTTTCACCATCACTATTATATATAACTGTTATAACATCGGTAATAACGGTTCCACCACTAATAGTTAAAGTATTAGCACTTGAATTAATAATATAATCATATTCATTAGCTAATGTTAAACCATTTAATGCTATTATTGGTGAACCTATGAATCCTTGCGTTAGTAAAAAATCTGTTTGTCCGGAAAAAGTAGGGAATAGTGAAAACCCATTCAATTGACTTAAAGTACCATTACTTTCACTTATAAATTCAAATGTTGGTGTTGAAGCACTATTAAATGCGGTAAAGTAAAAATCTATTGATTTTTTATAAAGACCATACATGTCACCATTTTTATTTAGTGTATTGTTTTCAACACCTAACATATTAAAAAATTCGGTACAATAATCAAAAATATAGTAACCTTTAATTAAATAATCACCATCCAATGATAATTCACTAATTGGTATAGATTCGGTAAATGCGCTAGTACCACTAAATGTTTGATATTCAATTTTATCACTACTATATACCGGATTATTAGAGAATACGTTATTTACAGTATTATATTTAAATATATCATACTTAAATGATGAATTATTATCTATAAATGATTCAGTATTTGCAGTAAATTGAAATGTTAAATCTATAGTATCACCAGTGTTTATGATATAAACACCCGTATCACCACTATTAATTGTATTAAAAGTATTATCACATAATATAGCACATAATGAATCACAATTACCGCTATATGGAACTCTATTTAAATCAGTATAAATTATTTGAGTACAGGTTGGAGAAACACCGCATAAATCTAATGAATAACCACTTGGACAAGTATATCCAACACTTTCACCCAAATCAAATGTATTACCTATAACCATAGATGTATCCCAAAAAGAACCAGCCTCAACACTACTAGTAGCACCGGTCAATTGCTCTATTGTACTAGCCGAATATAATTCAAATCCAAAGGAAAAAGATGCTCCATCATTTTTACCCTCCATTTCAATAATATTTTTACCTGATGTAAAATTGTATGGAAAAACATGCCAAAAATAAAAATTTATTAATGGATAATCATCAAAATTAATGACTAAATCTCCGTTTATATATAATCTACAAAAATTATCAGCAGCTAAACCAATATAATAAGTACCTGGATTATCAAACTCATAGCATTGTGATAATCCATTCCACTCTGTATCTGGAGAACCCTTAATACCAATATTATTTAACCTACCATTACCACCAGAACCATTCCCCCAAAATATACTTTGTATAGTACTACTATATTGAATTTCATCTAAATTATTATCATATATTGGTGTGGTAGAACTGGTTCTTACTATGGGAAAATCTTTATTTGTAATATTTTCATAAAATCTAGCACCACCCTGATTGTATGATACCACGGTATCTCCATCAACAATAGTTGAGCCAGAACCTAAATATGTTGCAGCTGTTACAGCACTATAAACGCACGCATCAGACGATGGTGTTAATGTATAACCACTAGGGCAACCATCCGAAATAGTACAGGAATCACCAATATTTATATCTAAACATAATATAACACTTAATGTTTCAACACCGTATGGTTTTTGTATATTAAATGTGGTACCGGTATTACTATATGTGTATCCAAGTGTATTAAACCCACTTATTATTTCATTATTAACTTGTTCTTGTGTTATGGTATTAGCGGATGTTGTTGATGTTGAAACGTTCGCTGAATAGGCTAATGTGGTATCTTCATTTATCTCTAAATTCCAAGATAAACTTTCAAAACAATCTTGTCCACCATAATCTAAAAAACACTCAGTCATTGATGATAAAATAATATCATTATATGTTATACCACTAACATCACATAAATATGCATCATCAATTATTTTAGTTGCCCCGCTAATATTAAATCTTGGTTCATTAAAAACACAAAAATCAGAACTCATATTAACATTAAAAATATCACTATTTCTAACACTACTTGAATTATTTTGTATATATATTTTTTGTTGATTTCTCATTAATATGATATATTTAATTCAGTAAATATTCGATTGTTATTCTTAATACCAATATTTTTTGGTTGTGTATATTCAGTTATAGTATTGGACTTTGATAGGTCAATAAAAAAACCAGTAAATCTATATAACTTCATATAATCACCATATCCCAATACACCAGTAAATAAATCATCACAATTAACCACACCTATGTTGGTATCAGTAATATAACCCTCTATATTTTTTAATAATTTTGGCATATTATATAAATATTAATCTGATATTAAAATATTATCATTATTATTAGTTGGATTAACACCTATAACTGTTACACTACCCTTGAATTCTGGATTAGAATTTATCTCAGTTAAATATACACCAGTACACGTTATTGGTGAGTCAGAATTTCCTGGAGATATATTACTATATTTAACCTCGATTGTTGACCCTGAAGCTATTGGTGTACCGTAATCAAATTCAGTTGGTTCATCACATGTTAATAACGTATATTTTCTATAATTAAATTTATTATTATCAAATATATTATTTCTATAAACGTATGATGAACCCCATATTGTGGTCGCCGGTATTAACTGTTCAATTATATCCACCCAATAAGTACCTAGTGATTTACTATATTTTATTAAATCAGAATACTTATATTTATTACTATCTGGTGAACCATACTCAATTGGTGATAAATATTTATCATATAAAAACCTTAAAGTTGGGTAGCTTTGTATTGTTTGTCTATTTTTAACATCAATAAATTCAGAATTTAATAGTTTAGTGAATTCATCGGTAGATGTTACTGAACTTAAAGGTGTTGTTAGTAAATTATTAAAATTAACTGTATCACCAGATAATATTGATTCCTCATTACTTTCAATATATGACTTGATATTTTCTTCAATAGCTAATGATGGGTCAACCTGTAAATCAATTTCTTTAGTATTAATAATAAGATTACTATTACTTACAATATAATTAGTTTCTCTTTGACCTAACTCATATTCTCTTAAACTACTTTCCTCAGTATAATCCCAAGATTTTCTATTATCTATTATCCTTTGTAAATTAAACCCAGGACATTGTAATATTCTTTTACTAGTTTTCTTTAAGGAATCACAATCCCTATTCATTATAATTTTATCAAATAAAATTGAAAAATCTAAATCAATACCAGATATTGATACCCCCAAACTTACTTTTTTATTTGATATAAGATTTAGTGTTTCTTGGTCTGAAATAGTAAAACTTTTAGTAATCCAACAAGAATTAAATGTGCTACCACTTACACCACCACCTTTATCACCTAATTCATTTATAATACCATTAATAGTTGTACCAGAATTTTGACCTATTAATCTAATCCCAGTTTGCGTATTACCACTAAGATAATCACCAAAATCAGTTATATCTAAAATAGTTGTTTCATAAACGGTATTAACCGTGTATGGTGTTTCATATACAACATCCGGTTTTATTTCTTTTAATGTATTAACCTCAATTGTCGCTTTAATATTTAATCCATTAAAAACATCTAAATAATTTGGTAATCCTATAAAATTTCTTGAATCAAATTCTAATAAATAATCAAATTGAACGTCTAAAACACAAATATCATCAGTATTTATTGAAAATACCTCACCACCATTTAAATTTGAGTTTAATACTAATTTTAAATAATTGCTATCACACGATGTTTTCCAAAGACACTTACATATTGTTTGGTCGAACGTATACCCAAAAGTGGCACAACATTCCGGACCTAATGGTGCCCCTATATTGTCGGAATAATTTGGTCCGGTCGTAGCTGATATAGGTGTATCACTATAGAAGCCATGTACTGTACCATCATCTTTCTCGATGACATAGTTTATTAAACTACCATTTATGTCTACACATTCAGCCATTCTATTTATATATAAATATACTATTATTCATTGTTGTATATACAATAAGCACCAGATGTTAAATTAGACCATTCTGTATTGTCAGTTATTTTTGGTATAATAGACCCATCATTATATCTCGTTACTGCTAAAGACCTATCTAGCCATATTTGGTCACCTATTTTAATCCAACCATATTCATTACCATCTATATCATATATTATACGACTAATAGGTTCTATATTATCATTCTTAATACATCTAACACTATAACCATAATTTTTATTTACATTAGTGCCCTGTATATAAACTTCATCCACATCTATTAACCTAAACTTAGCATTAGTACTATTATATTCACTAGATGTCCACACCCTAAATTGAGTATTGGCATCAGCACTAAATATACCAGAGTTATTTCTAGAACCACTTGGTAAAGCACTAAATCCCGTAACATTTCTCTTTTCTTGATAATCTGTATTACCTGGAGCACCCTCAAATGATGATGTTAACCAACAATCATCGAATGCTAAAGATTTATTAACTTTACTAGTACTAGTAGTATCATCATAGTTGTAACCATTAACTATTAAGTAATTTTCAAATGTTTCCCACTCTTCCTGTGTTGCCACATGGTAACCTTCTGGTGCTAATATATCTGTATCTATAGTATACCAATTATATAATACATTTATGTATTCACATGTTATTTCTGGTGGTAATGGTGCCGGTACTAAACATTTAGATTCACATGAATTTGGTGATTCTGGTGTATAACCTAAAAATTGACAACATTCTGGTGATATATATTCAGTAGTTGTGTTATTGGGCATGGTAAATAGTATATAATTATTTGGTAATACTTCATATGATATATATCCACAATCAAATACTTGTACTTTTTTCTTAATATCAATTTTAATTGATTTATCTAGTGATGAATCATCTATTTCACAACCACAAACAGTTGTTTCACCACTCGGACATGGGTCATCTATTATATTTGTCGAAATCTCAAAACATGTTGATATGTTGTTATTGTTATCTAATATATCAATATATACATCATTATCTGACATATCATTAAATATACCCATATTATAATTAGAAAATAAATTAGTCTCACTACTAACCATTGTTTCCTCAATTAACGTTGTACTTGAAAAATTTGGTATTAAGCATCTAAATTGGTTTATATATTCATTACCACCATCATATGGACCTATATGTGGGTTGTTACCACCAAGTATATCTATATCTGAATTAGGTCCACCGGTTTGTCTATACCATAAGCCACCTTTTTGAAAATACATATTAGAATTATCTGGTAATGTTTTTGGATACCCATCAATACTTATAGGTATATTGGTTAACTCTTGAGTACCAGTATTAATTTCTAATATTTTTATAAACTCATCAATATCTAAATTATTGTCAGCGACGTATAGGTGTTCATTAAATCTTATTAACCCATTTGGTGCTCCAATAAATTTTATGAAAAACTCTATAGCCTTTCTAGTACCCTTTGATTTCCAAATCCATGGTGTATTAAGAATTATTCTTCTCCACATTTCAATTTCCGCTTCAATGGGTGTTAAACCAAACGTTTCACCACTATACGTTGATGTTTTTGGTGTTAAATATGATGTTATGAAATCATTCTCTTCTAAGGATGTTGTTAATTCCCAACCTAAAGTCCTTCCTAACATCTTTAATATGGAATCTGGGGTATTATCTTGTTTATTATACGTAACTGTATTACATAAAGCTATACCATCTGAAAAACGCTTTATTTCATCAAATTCACGACCATATATTTTTAATAATTTACCGATTTTTTGTCCAGTCTCATCATATGAATCTTTATCTATGGTATCAAAATCTGTTATTGAATTACTAACTAAAAACCTTGAAATGATATTTGTTTTTATTGAATCTGAATCGTCAGCTAATTTTAATAACTCACTAACAAAATATATATATTGTGTTGTGTTAAAATCTAAATTATATCCGTCAGTTGTTGGCCAAATAATTTTACTCTCCGTCTCTAATGAAATGCCAGCATCAGTTTTAATTGTATGTGTAAATCTTGATGTGTATGTTGGTATCGTTTGCCTATTTAATAGATAACTCTCGAATTCTGGTAATAAATTAAAAAATTCATTAACTTTATTACTATTTGGTTTAATGTGAAAATAATCTGTTTTAAATGTCGTTGACCCAGTAAATGGGTTACCATCAACCTCAAAATATAGATAATCATCATTATTAGATGTTGCACCGGTATAACCTAATATATTAAATTCACCGGATGAGCCAGATATAACATAATTATTATAATTTACAGTTAAATTTCTAGTATCATCAACATCTGTATAATCATTAACTGTTTTAGCATTAGTTAATATTTTTATATCATATAAATTACGTAAAAAATATGTATTTGTTTTAAACGTTGCTTTATCATTTATACTATTATAAGTATAGTCCTCAATGGTATATCCAGTAGATGTACCAACTCTAGGTGAAACATAAATTGATGCTGGCCAATTAGAAATTACATGTTCTAAAGATACTCTAATAAACTCTCTTAATGAACCAAAATATGCGTAATTTTTTAAATCACCCCTATTTAAATTTAATTTAATTGGTATGTTATCATTTAGATGACTTATTTGTGAATTGGTTAATTCTAGAGAATTTAAATCAGTAAATTTAGAAAATTTATTGGTTTTAAAAGTTTTACTTACTCTAGAATCCATATTAGTTGTTACAACAAAACTACCACTAGTAAATAATGGTGTACCACCATCACTAGTTAACTGTTGTCCAACTAAATCATCAGAGAAATTACGATATTCTATATTATTATTAAAGAACGTCCTCTGAGCATAACCAATAACTTTTATCTTTCCCGGCATTTATTTATATATTAGATACGTCATTAAATTGTTTAGTAAAGTCAATACTGGTTCTAGGTTCCCTAATTTCAAATAATGGTTTACCATTGAATTGGTCTTTAATCTCATATAAATTCCATTGTTTATAGATTTCTTGATTAAAATTATAAACAGTGTATATACCATCCTCTAAAGATTTTGTTTGTGGTCCTAAAAGAGCATACGATAATGTTTCAATATCGTGTTCAACCATTTCAATCTCAACCATAATTGGATTAAAAAAGGTATTTGTTATTATTATTTCTTGACCTGATTCACCTATAAATGGGATTGCATTTGGTTTTACATTTGGTGATGAACTAGGTGAAACTGTTATGAATGTTAAGCTAGAGTTATCATTAAACCTATAACGTAAGGCTTTTTGATTTGAATTAGTTAAATTTTGATTTACCGCCTCCGCTTTATTATTTGATGTTATAATTCTAAAAAAGTTTTGTATTTTACGTTGACTTACAGACTGGTCAGTATTAATATACTCAATTTTATAACCCGTTAACCCACCATTTTCAAAATTACTTATAAATTTAGTGTCTATCGTTGATGTGTCTATCACCAACCCCTTTATATTCGGATATGCTGATAAAACACCACAATCAGTTATTGTTGTTCTTATCTCAATTGGTTTTATTATAATAGTATAAATACCTTTTTGGCCAAAATTAGTTGTTGGTAATTTAAGTGTATATAGTCCACCGAAAATCTCGCTTGAGGTTGAAATATTATTTGGGTTTTCAACTTTAATTAAAACCTCTTCTGGGTCTAACTTAGTTAATGTAATATCACCAACATTACTTCTAGATGGTGTAAAATGTAAAAATATTTCACAATCATTTGGTGAGATATCAGCACCTCTAACAGTTCCATAAACTCCAGTAGACATATTATATTATTTTATTTTTAATCATTATTTTATTAAATTATAGTAACCATTACCATAGTTTTCAAGATGTTCGACACTCTCTATTTCACATAATTTTAAATGTGGTTCAAGAACTGTTGTTACACCCCTTTCTATAAATATATCACTTTTAACTTCTGGTGGAGAAATAATACCAAAAAGTATCTCATCTTTGGTTAATCCCGATAATGATATATTTGTATTATTCCAACCCTCTCCAATATATTGCATTGTAGTAAAATTATTATAATCATTATATAATATACCACTACTTTGATTTACAGTTCCTATATTTATATCATTTATTGTATCTATTGTATACCCGGTTGGACCACTTAAATCAATAACTTTACTGACACCATCTATAATAGTATTATTATAATTTAAATATTGTTCACTATTAATTATTTTATTAATATCATACGGTGTTTCCCTATTATATGATTTAACTAATGTTAATTTAGAGTCGGTGAATCCAGTAACCGTATTATTAAAAGTAAAATAATCATCAACAGTTTTACCACTCGATGTTTCCACGTAGTCAATATCGGTAAACATACCCATATCATCCATTGTTTGTGTTAAAAAAACATTAATACAAATAGTACTAGCCGTAATGGTATTATAAGTTACACCAGGTACCCTACTAATTAAATCTTCTAATAATATTTTTCTTTTAATTATCTCCACTAAATTAAATTAATTTCATATAAATTTATTATACTCTCTCTAATACCACCGTTAATTATATTGCTAACATTACCGTAACTATCGTCTATCTGATAATAATAATTATCACCACCAACTAAAATATATTTTGTATGTAAATTGCCAACTAATTCATCAATACTTTGACTAGTATTATTAACGGTTAATCTAGTTGAAATACCGGTCTTTGCATTATTAAATGTAGCTCGCATAAATATTTCCTTTGGTATTTCATCTCTATAATTGTATAAATAGTATCCCTCTGATACGCCGTTAGGTGTTGTAATTGGGTTATCTAATCTATATCTTATAGGTATGGTATTAACATCTTTAATAGTACCACCAATATTGAACATAGTGTCATTAACCCTACTAAATATTGTACTTGAATATAAATAATTTTGACTAGTTAAAACGGGACTATCATAAAAATCTAATAGTAAATGACTTTTTTTGAAATTGTTACGTCTAAATTTTAAATCATCATTAGTAAATGAAATATCACCGTAATTATATCCAGAATTAAATATCACATTATAAATTACTGTATTAATTGGGTTACCATTAAAGTCAATGGGTGATAATTTAACAACCTCATAATCTATTATGGGATTAATAGATTTATCAATTTCACTTAAAACAAATTCACGCTCAACTATATCTGATTGGTCTACTGGGTAATAATTTAAACCAATTGGTATATTAATAGTTGTAGCACTACTAGTATTATTTAACTTAAACGTATATCTATTAACAGCTGTCATTACCTAAATCACTTTCTTTAGTTATATAATTATCATAATACCCCTTACCACCAAAAATATCTCTAGGTGATTCAGAATAATATAACCCATATATATTAAATGGGTCTTGTCTTCTTAAATTAATATTAATATTCGAATAAATGTAGTGTGACCCATTTAAAAATGGGTAATCTAACACGGTGTCTTGACCATCATTAAGTCCAATATCTAAATAATCTCTCCATAAATATCTACCATCCTCTAAATCCTCAGCATAATCGGGTAAATCTAAAACACTAATATCACCCTGTTCAATAAATGTTGACCAATACCTAATATTAATTTTATTATGTGGTTTATAAAAATAACCCTCTGGCCTACCATTAGTGTCACGGTTTAATCTATTAAAACGATGGTTAATATCACATAAAACCGTTTCTTCTACTCTTACCCTATTATATTCAACAATATCACCATAAAAATAATCATAAGATGAATCTATATCTGTTTCTATTGGTAATTGTGTTGGTGTATCCCACGTAATTACATTATGTATGCGTCTAATATCTCCAACGTTTGGGGTTAATCCGACATCACCTATGTAAGGTATGTTAATACCAGAATCAATATTTGAAAATCCATTATTATTAATTTTTAATATTGTTAAATAAACCTCACTTAATGGTCTACCTAAATTATCAGTATATTGTGAAATATCTATATCACCATTAAATATTATCTGATATACTTTATCATTATATAAATTCTTTGAGAATGCAATTGGAAATATATCATGATTTACACTAATATCTATCTTTTTAAATTTCCTAATATAATATTTACACTCAAAACCACCATGAATTTTAACCACCCTAGAATTAATACCTATTGATGTGTTTGTAATTGGTGTGTCAATTATAAAGGTATAATCTTTATTATCACCACTATCATCACCAACCCTAAGAACTGAATATTTAATACCATCTATATTAACCTCATCACCACGTATAATATTGTGTTTTATAGGTGTTGTTACACTTATTAATTGCTTTCCACCAAATAACCCAACACCAACACTAATAATTGGTAATCCACTATTAACCAAATAATGTGTGTCATCTATATCATTTGGATATGTTAAAAATATATCCCAATTTTTAATACCGTTTTTTGGTGATAAATCGAATAATTCCCTTTTTGGATTTAAATCAATAAACTTACATGGGTCATTTGTAACCCATTGTGGTTTATGATATCCAAACCAACCATTTTTTTCCTTTAAATAATTTTTTATAGAATCATTTAAAGTTTGATATAAAGTTTCACCATTCCCATCTACTTTAAATAACTCATTATCAAAATAGTTTAAGCTATCTATACCACTAATATCAGTTAATACATTAGTAAATAAAGTGTTAATAGATGTTATAAATCTATATTTACTACTCTGATTACGCTCTTTTTGAAATTGTACCCCAACATCTAACTTTCTATTCATATCACCATATGGTAATATTTTATTACTTTGTATTAAATTAATACCAATATTAGTATCAGTATTAACTGAAATTTGAGAATTTTCACTATTTAATTTATATTTTATTCTATCACCCATAATATTATGATACTACTACATCTTTTAATGCTATACAACCCTCACTATCTTTAACCCCAATAGTATATGTTGCTGATGATAATCCAGTAATAGTAGTATCATTATATAAATATTCACCACCATCAATATTATAGGTATAACCACCCCACCCACCAGATGCAGAAAATGTTAATTCACCAGCATTAGAACTAATAGAATCATTATTCAATATGGTTGGGTTTGTAATTATAACATTTTCTGATGTTGATAGGCACCCCTTACTATCCTTAATTATTAAATCATAATACCCCTCAGTTAATCCAGAAAATATACTTGTAGTTTCCCATGTAGAACCGCCATCAATACTATAATTATATCCAACAAATCCAGTACTACCACCAGAACCAATAATTTCTATGGTAGCGGTACCATTATTACATATTATATTATCAAGTAAATAAGTAAATGATGGTGATGTTAATGGTTCAATTATCGTAACACTACCAGTAGCTGTTTGACCAATTGAATCCATAACCGTAACATCATATTGACCTGGATATAAATTAGTTTGAGTATATAAAGTACTAGTATAATTATTAGGGCCAATAGTTGATATTAAATATGGTAATTCACCACCGGCAATTGTTATAGTAATGCCACCACTATTAAATCCACGGCATTTTATATCACTTTTTTTAATCTCTAAATATAAAGAATCTGGTTCAGATATAATTATAGGTAATGTTGATGATATATCATTTGAATCCGTAACTGTCACCTCATAATTACCACTTGGTAATCCAGTAAAAATAGTTGAATTATTAATTATATTTTGACTTGGGTAAATACCACTAGGTGTTGTTATTTCAGCGGTATATGGTTCAGAACCACCATATACTAAATCAACATTTATAGTACCATCAGATAAACCATTCTGACTTACATTGTTAGAGGTTAATGAAAATGATAATGGTAATGGTCCATAAACAGTAAACGTACCAGTAGAACTTAATCCTTGACCTGAAATTTCTGTTACAATAACATTATAAGTTCCAACCGGTAAATCTATTATAGTTTCTGTTGTTTCACCATTACTCCACACGTAATTAAATGGTGGGGTTCCACCTATAATATTCAATGTTATTTGCCCATCAGAACCTCCAATACTTGTAACATTAGTTATATTACCATCTACTATAAAATCATTTTTTACTAAAGTATCACAACTGGTAAAATATTTTGAATTAGCTTTCTCTATAGCCGATTTACCCGGTATAATACCAAAATAAAAATAAAATGAACCACCACGAGGAATCTTTAAATTAGTTTTGTCATTAGATATACCCCTATATTGGAAATAATTATTTATTATAAAACCATCTTTTTTATAATACAATCCGTTAACGTCTCGTATATTAGAATTAATTGTGGTAAAATCATTTGAACCAGATGACATACCAATAATTTGTTGTCTAACCAAAGTATCGTTGATGTCATCATTACCAATAGTATCATTATTCCCCAAATCAATACCCAATTCACAAGCACTACTAATATTTTCACAATTATTAGAATCAACTTTAAAATCAAAACAAGTTATATCATTAAAAAATAATGGTATAATACCAATTTCACCATCTTCTTCACCAACATCACCACTAGGTATTGTTTCTGGCATGTTATAGGTTGTTGGAATTAATAAGTCATGTATTATCGGTAATCCATCAGCATCACACGGTAAAGTACTTCCAAGTAACATAATATCTGTTGGTAACATAGCTTTATTACCTATATGGGTAGTTGATGCATAATAAAAATATTCCCCGTATTTTTTCACAATACCCTCATTTATTAAAGAATAAACACTATTTTCATCACTATCTTTATTATTACCATCAACACATGTATCAACTAAATAAAAATTATTACATTTATTATCCGTCTCATTTGAATCATAATTTGGTCCACAGTCATATTCACAAAACTTTTCTACATCATCATTTTTTTTCTTATATTTTAAAAGTGGTAAATATAATGAACCATTAATCCAATCATTATAAAATTCAAACTCAAATATATTTAATGTATCACCAAGCTGTATTCTTATACAATCGTCTAAATTAGACTTACTAGTATTAACATCACTATATCCTTTTTTTGTCTCAATTAACCCCTTACCAACACATCCAGGTGCGTATATTATATTACTACACTCTAATGTTATACATTTTAAATAAGTTATAATATTACCACAATTACATACACCACTTACATAATCACCAATACACCAGTCTTCTTTTTTACCTTCAAAAGGGTACCAATATTTTAAAGTAAAATCACTTATATCAATACCATTGGGTACACCTAGATTAGTTATACCTTTTAGTGCATTACATATTGTTGATAATATCCTATTTAATACAGATATAATACCATTAATTAATCCAACAATAATTGTATTAATGGATGATATAATTATTGATAATATTGAAGTTATAAAACATAATATTGTATATAGTGGGTTAAAATCTGTATCAATTCTATTAAATGGGAATGAGGTATGACTTCCACAATTATCAACATTTTTAATACCAATAAAATTCCTATTATCATCATTTTTGTTTTTCTGGTATCTAGTAATAAGATTTTTTATAGTATATAATTTATTCCATTTTAATTCGGTAAAACTCTCATTCTTAGTATTTATACCAAATTCATAATCACCGGTTTGACTATTTGATGGATTATTTGGTATTAAATATGATGCTCTGGTTCTTAACCTACCCTCACCACCCGTTTGGTCCATAGATATTCTAAATCTAACCTCAGCCCTTGTTGGAACACCCTTTGATATATCATTAGTTGGGATTAAATTTCCATATTCATCCGTTACCATATAATCAAGATTCATTGGTATTTGATATGCCCACGTACCATCTTCATCAATAACTCTACCGCCATCCACATCATATCGTTCAATTGACCCATCAATAGTCTTTCGTATCATTTGAATAGTACCTTCACCAGTAACCATTTCACATAATAACCCCGTTTTTTTTCTTGGTCTACAGTTTTTATTTACACCATGCTTCTCATTATCACTAAATAAACTTCCAATAAAAATTGCTGATGGTTCAAAAAAATATGGTAAATCTATATCAACTCTAGACATACCAACCTCACAAATTTCATTATCACCCCAAAATGGTTGTATATTAACACCAATATCACTTGATTTAATCTGAGTTAAAATATCCAATTTTTTAGAACTCTTAAATTTTGTTGGAGATTCGAATTGTTTTATATTAGAACCCTGTCTAATCATATCATAAGGTCTTTGACTTAAAACGCCAACGTCAGATATATCAACATCCATGTGTAATATATATTGACCAGTTGGTACACCGAATATCATATAATCACCAGATTCGTTAGTTGTGGTACTATATTTATAATATTTATCATAAATTTCAACCATAACATCATTATCTAAAAACTCATTCTTACTTGGCATAGTACCAACTGGTGTATGGCATTCCGATTGTTGTTTTTTGGTTAATAAATTATATCTAATACCGTTACTATCTTTATCCGTAACATTACTATAAGGATATATACCGTTTATTAGTGAATTTTCTTTATCTTCATCAGTAATTGGTATAAATATAGATAATCTAGCGTTTGGTACACCAAACCCATTATTAGCTATAACCCTACCAACTATTACACCGTAATCTGAACAAAATTTACGATAAACCTGTTCTTGGGTAATTTTTAATGATAAAATTTCAATAAAATCAAAATCTTGGTCAAGTTTAATTTTAACGTAATTATCTGACCCGCCGGGGGTTGTTCTTATACGTATACTTTTATTCATGTCTTACAATTTCCATCTCATCAACACCGATTATATCATAATCAGTTTCATATAATTTATCTTCACTAGTAATATCACTAATTTCTTTAGTTTTTACCTTATTTAAAAATGTCATGAATTCTACATTACCACCAATTATAAAATGTTTAAATAATACAATAATAATAACCGGATATAAAAATGGTACTAATACAGTAGATATTATGAATAATAATATATTAGTTATTAACCCACGATTAATGTTATTATTATTTTTAGTTGTTATACTAACATCATTACCACCAATATGTTTTTTTTTACAATTACACCCCATAATATTACATTTTTTTAATAAAAAAATAGTGTTTTTTATTAAAAAGTAAATCATTTATGATTTAACTCTTATTCTTATATCTGTTGATTGGGTCTTAATTTCAAAAAGTGATATTGGGTCACCGAATAAAGTATATTCACCTAATAAATCAATTTCTCTTGTAACATCATCAATATATGGTTGTGATATCTCATTTAATGAATAATTACCACCAACTTTATTAAATACTTTTAAGTCAATTACATTTAATACACCACCAACATTATTAATATTTTCAATTAATTGGCTTAAATATATATTTTCACCCATTTGATGATTATTAATATCCATATAATTAGTTATAGTTGATATAACCTCAGCCATTATTTGTGATTGCGGGTATTGTTTATCAATAAATAAATCTACATCAAAACCAAGATTAATAATTTTACCATTAGAAATTTCAATATAATCATTCAACATTCTATAATCTGAAAGATACTCAGCAATATTATTTCTTAATGTATTTGTGGATATATTAGTTAATTTACCATTAGAATCTAGTGATAATATAGCTATCTTTATTTTATTTTGTTCTTCATATACACCACATCTAAATGGAACACCAAATTTACCCGGCATTAATGATATTCTAGAATGGTAATCCTTAATAGTTACGGCTCTGTTCTGTGAAGCAAAATTATATCTAATTAAATTCCTTATCTCCTCAATAGATGGCTCATCCTTACCACCTAAACATGGTATTGGATTATTCACTTTCAAAGAATTTATAACTGCGGTGTTAATATTAGACTTAGAGCCATTAACTATCATATCAACTATTCCAGTAGATGTTAAAATGTTTGGACCTAAATTGGTATTACTACCACCACCCGTCCTATATTGTATAAATAATGTTTGATTTGGTGATACTGTTAAACCTAAAGATAGATTATTAATAAAATCACCTATCTTATCAATTAATGTATTTTCAACACCAAATTTGGTAATACTATCAATATCTTGAGTTCCACCACCAAATATTAATTTAGTAAACCCATTATCGGTTTTCTCTGTTATAAATCTTTTATTTACTTTTAAATATTTACCAGGTTTAATACCAGCGTTGTCACTTAATTTTGTTTTATCCTCAACAAATATTTTATCTTCAGCTAATGCATCAACCTCATACCACCTTAAATCTTCACTTAAATATTGACTTATACTTGGATTTTTTGTATAATCAGTACCCTCCAAAGTTATAACATAATCAACCGATAATACATCATTATCTGGTAATAATATTTCTAGAAATGGTTTTACATCCTCTTGTGTTAATATTCTTTTAAATGTTTTTGTTACACCATTTAAGACAATTTCACGTTTTGTTAAAGTATAATTTTGTATATTATTATTACTATCAACATTTGGTATTATTAACCTATTTGGTAATCCACCTGTTGTAAATGGCGAAGAAAAATCTATATCATCTATTGTTTCAAAAACTTTACCAGCACCGGTTACCTGAGCACCCTGTCTAATAATTGGTGCGTATGTTACATCAAATGAATCACCATAAACCGGTACGGTAACAGACCAATCAACTATACTAATAGATGGTCTCTTACCTGGTACTTTTAATCCAAGTGTTCTAGCCATAGATAAAACAGACTTTCTCTCTTGCGCATAATTCAATTGAGTTTCTTGGAACATTCTATCAGTATGGAAACTTAATATATCACTAACCGCAGCATTAAGTTCAACGAATAACATACCTATTGAGGAATCATTAAAATCAGATAATATATCTGGATAATATTGTCTTACGAAACCAATAAGTTCTTCCCTTATCTCAGCGAAGTTTCTAGAATTATAATTTATTTTACGACTCATACAACCATTTTATTATAAATATATTAATATAGAAAATTATTAAGTAAATATTCTAAGATTTACTAAACAACTAATAATTTAATTATATATTTATAATTAAATACCTAAAGGGTACGTGAACAGTTAACAAAAATATAAGAAATATTATGATTTATTAATAAAAACCATAACTTTTAATTTTCACACGATACTTATATATAAATAAGAGTATAAAAGATACACGTTTTATGTTACAAGGAATCAAAATAAGATTATACCCAAATAAAGTTCAAGAAGAATACATTAGTAAGCTTCTTGGTAGTTATCGTTTTGTGTATAATCAATGCTTGGACTTGAAAATTAAATCATATACTAATGATAAAACTAATTTAGGTCTTAAAGAGTTAGGTAATTATTATCATAAGAATTTAACAAAAAATGAAGAATATGATTGGTTAACTGAACATAACTCTAAAGTTCTTAAACAATCAATAATTGATTTATTAGATAGTTATAAAAGATTCTTTGTTAATGGTACCGGATTTCCTCAGTTTAAGAGTAAACATAATAATAACCAATCGGCTAGATTTCCATTGGAATCAATATCAAAGATGAATGATTATTCATCAAATCGAATTACCTTAACTAAAAATATTAAAAATATTAAGTTTAAATGTTCAAAGAAATATAAGGACATTTTAACTGAATATAAGTCTAATATTAAATCAGGTACATTATCTAAGAATAAATCGGGTGAATATTATTTTAGTGTATTAATTGATTCTCCATTAAATAAGGAATTACCGAAATCAGACAAATCAATTGGAATTGATTTAGGTATTAAGGATTTTATTGTTACCTCTGATAATACTAATTTTAATAATATTAAGGTTAAACGAAATAACCAAAAAAAATTAAGTAAATTACATAGAAACCTATCTAGAAAAAAGAAAGGAGGTAAAAATAGAAATAAAGCTAGAATTAAGTTAGCTAAGTTTCATAATAAGTTAAATAACAAAAAAGAACAGTATTTACACGAAGTAAGTAATTCATTATTAAATGATAACCAAATTATAATAATGGAAAATTTAAATGTGAAAGGAATGTTAAAGAATCATTATTTATCTAAGAGTATTCAAGAACTAAGTTTACACCGATTTAAATCGATACTTGAATATAAGAGTAAGTGGTATAATAGAGATTTGGTTATAATAGATAGATTTTATCCTTCATCTAAGCTATGTAGTTGTTGTGGTTATAAAAACAATGATTTAAAATTACAAGACAGAACATGGGAATGCCCGGATTGTAATACAATTCATGATAGAGATTATAATGCAGCTACTAATATTTTACATGAAGGTTTAAAATTATATAAAGAGTGTATACCCACCCGTTGTGGGAAATTAACGCCTTTGGAGACTAGTGGTTACACGGTCGATGAATTAGGAAATAAATGAATGCGTAGATTTACGTAAGATTTTTTGAACGGTGAAGAAGAAAAGTAAATCAGATTTTATAAATGAGGCTAATATAATACATAATAATAAATATGATTATTCACTAGTTGAGTACACCAATAATAATACTAAAGTTAAAATTATATGTCCAGAGCATGGTGTATTTGAACAAAAACCACTAAAACATATTAATAATAAACAAGGTTGTAAAGCATGTGGTATTATCAGTAGAGTTAAAAAGGAAAGTAATAATACTAAAATTTTTATAGTTAAAGCCAATGAAGTTCATAATAATAAATATGATTATTCGCTAGTTGAATACATTAATAATAAAACTAAAGTTAAAATTATATGTCAGGAACATGGTGTATTTGAACAAACACCATCAAACCACTTAAGTGGTAAAGGTTGTAAGTATTGTGGTGGTACAACCGGCTTAGATACTAAACTATTTATAGTTAAAGCTAATGAAGTTCATGATAGTAAATATGATTATTCATTAACCAAATATATTAATAATAGTATTAAAATTAAAATTATATGTCCAGAACATGGTATATTTGAACAAATACCTAATAATCATATTTCAAAAAAACAGGGATGTCCTAAGTGTTTAAATATAATTAACGATACTCAATCGTTTATAAAAAAAGCTAAAGAAATTCATGGTGATAAATATGATTATTCAAATGTTATTTATACATCACAATTTAATATAATTAAAGTTATATGTCCTACACATGGCTTAACATTTCAGACACCTAATTACCATCTTAGAGGTTATGGTTGTAAAAAATGCTCTAATAGTAATTCTAAACTAGAAATAGAATTAAGAGATTTTATCGAATCGTTAAATATCAATGTGGAGTATAATACGAGAGATATTATCAAACCACAAGAGATAGATATTTATATCCCACATAAAAAAATAGGTATCGAATTTAATGGATTATATTGGCATTCTGAATTATTTGTAGATAAAAAATACCATTTAAATAAAACCAAATTATGTAATGATAACGGCATTAGATTAATACATATATTCGAAGATGAATGGATATTTAAAAAAGAAATAGTTAAATCTAGATTAAAAAATATTTTAGGTTTAAGTGAAAATAAAATATACGCTAGGAAATGTAAAATTAAATTTGTTGACAGTAAAACTAAAGAAGAATTCTTAAATACTAATCATATACAAGGTAATTTAGGTACTAATATTAATCTTGGATTATATTATGGTGAAGAATTAGTTAGCTTAATGACTTTTAAAAACCCTAGAAATATATTAAAAAATAAATCAGTTAATGGTTATTACGAATTAACTAGATTTATTAATAAATTAGATACGACAGTTGTTGGTGGTGCTAGTAGATTATTAAAATTTTTTATTAAAACATATCAACCAAATAAAATTATTAGTTATGCCGATTTAAGATGGAGTGACGGTTGTTTATATGAAGTGTTAGGATTTTCATATGTTCATTCTATTGAACCTAACTTTACGTATATTAACGGTAAAAATAGAGTTAATCAAATTAAATATCAAAAACATAAATTAATTAAAGAAGGTTTTGATTCAACTAAAACCGAACATGAAATTATGTTAGATAGGGGAATGTATAGAATTTATGATTGTGGAAATAATTTATATCAATTATTCATATAATTTAGTTATATATTTATAATAACAAAATCACTAGCCTGAAAAACATCCTCGGTTATTGTATAATCAATCCTAACAATAGCACTATACTCATTTTCAGTATTTCTATCGATATTAACATTATTTATACTTAAATTGGGTAAATATTTAATTACGGCAGTACTTATCTCTTCTCTAATACCACTTTCAGTAAAACCATCATTAGGTTCAAATATAAATCTGAGTAAATTAGTACCAAAATCTGGCATATAAAAACGCTCACCTTTTGATGTTAAAATTAGGTGCATTAAATCTGATTTAATAGCTTCTTTATCAGTTTCTGTTAACTCTAAGAAAAACCCCTTACCGCTATTTTCAAATGGGTATTTAACGTTTATATATTGCTTACTCATACTTTATTTATAAATAAATATTATGAACTTTTATTTTTTATATATAAAAAAGGGTAATCAAAATTTGATTACCCAATTACTATTAATATTTAACTACATTTACTCCAACCACACGAGCATGAAACACAACCGTCTTGGTAATTTAACTTATTACTACCACACTCCGGACAAACCATACCAGTAGCTTCAGTACCATCTTTAATATAAGATTTAAGCATTCTACCAACACCATTAATCCATGTATTTATTGAACCGTCAGAATCAATATTCAATGATTTAACCAAATTAACAACATTTGGTATTGGCATACCGTGTCTTAAAATACCAGAAATTAATTTAGCATAATTCCAATATTCTTCTTTAAACGCTCTATTTAATCCTATAATAGTTTGCTCATAACCATCTTTATCCAAATAAATAAAATCATATCTACCTATTTCATCACCCTTATTTTTAATTTTCTTAATCCAACCACCTTTAACGTATGTTGGTATTGGGAATGATTCTTCTAAACCTGTAAATATTTCATATGGTCTACCGTCTAGTATGCCAGTAAATCCAATCCACTTATTATAATTATTATGGAATCTTAAAACATCACATTCTAATTTTTCAGGTCTCTTAACTGCTGTGGTGTCTTTTAATATTTCATTAACTGTTTTTTCTTCTTTTTTATTGGAAACTAATACACCGGAACGTGAACCATCACGATAAACCGTAATACCTTTACAACCGTTAGTCCATGCAGATATGTAAACATCACGTACTATATCTTCGGTAGTATTTGATGGTAAATTAACTGTAACCGAAATAGAATGGTCAACCCATTTTTGTATACAACCCTGCATTCTAACTTTTTCTACCCAATCTACATCATTAGATGTGGCGTTATGGTATGGTGATTTTGATACTAATTCACTTAATTGTTCTTCACTATACGTTTTAACATCATCTATATCATAACCATTAACTTTCATCCATTTAAGAAATTTCTGATGAATAACTATATATTCCTCCCATTTATCCCCATTTTCATCAATGAAATTAATATTACTATTTTCTGAGTCACCATTTATCTTACGTCTACGTTTATATATAGGTAAAAATACTGGTTCTATACCAGATGTTGTTTTAGTTAAAATAGATATCGTTCCAGTAGGGGCTATTGTTAATAAGGCTATATTTCTTCTACCAACTTTTAACATATCTCCAAGTTCACTGTTAGCTTCACTCAATCTTTTAATCATGGGGTTATTTATCTCTCTTTCATAATCAAAAATAGGGAATTCACCTCTCTCTTTACCCATTATACATGAAGATTTATAAGCATTTATAGCTAATATTTTATGAATATTACTTGAAAATTCAGTACCGTCTTTAGTACCATATGTTATACCAAGTGCGGCTAACATATCACCCTCACCAGTTATACCAAGACCGGTTCTTCTACCCCTAACACACTTATCTTTAATCCTTAACCACAGATTTTTTTCATTTCTCTTAATATCCTCACTTTCAGAATCACTATTAATTTTATCTAAAATTTTATCAATCTTTTCTATCTCTAAATCAACTATATCATCCATAAATCTTTGTGCAATTACAACATCTTTTTCAAATTTATCATAATTAAATTTAGAATTTATAGTAAATGGATTATCAACATATGAATATAAATTAATTGCTAATAACCGGCAACTATCTGAATCACAGAGGGTTATCTCACCACACGGATTCGTTGATATAGTTTTAAATCCTAAATCATCATAACAATCTGGTATTGATTCTCTAATTATAGTATCCCAAAATAAACAACCTGGTTCTGCGGATTTCCAAGCATTATGTATTAATTTATCGAATAATTTTCTACTATCTATTTTTTTAGTTATTTTTGGTATATCAGTATTTACAGGAAATTGTTGAATATATTCACCATTACCTATAACCGATTCCATGAATTCATCATCTAATTTTAATGATATATTAGCACCGGTTATTTTACCCTCACCAAGTTTAGCATCCATAAATTGTTCAGCTTCTGGGTGTTTTGACGATATGCTTAATAATAGAGCACCGCGCCTCCCTGAGTTATGAACATAAAAACCTTCACACCAAAATAAATGTTCATCATCCAAACATAAGTCTTTTGTAATTACCTCTTCTTTTTCCGTTATAGACTCAATATAGTCCTGAGTTAATGTTTCTATATTACCACCATAATATTTATTAAGTGTGTTTATTGATAAGAAACCATCTCCAGAAATATAAGAGTAATCATTATATTTTATATTTAATGATTTAGCACTATATGGTGATTTATAAAAATCACGTCTACTTATATATTTTTTCTCATTAACTTTTATTGATTCAGTAAACATTTCAACAAATTTACGTTGATTTAATGCACCTATAACCACAACAGAGTATAAATCTTTCCACCCATTTTCACGTTTTTCAATGTGAACTTTACTTAAAATCCCCATTGACATTAATAATGTTTGTATATCTGATTTAAGGTCCTCACTTATTGTACTAAACACATAACCTCTCTTGGAGCCAGAAGCATAACCATCGGCATCGAATAAACCAGATAAGAAAGCTGCTTGAACTGATGTTGAACTATTAAAAATCTTACCAGGGATTTTAATTTCACCAGATTTTTCTTTTAATAGTTCATTTTCAAACAAAAATGAACATAATTCCATATTACCAACGCAAATCCTATCAAGAGCACCATCCCCACCGCAAACTTTAGCGTCATACCCAAATATGTCTTTAATATAATTTAAAAGTTTATTTTTTAATTCAGGTCTTTTATGTTCACAAGCTATTCTTATATTATTTAAAACACCCTTTTTATTTTCAACACAACCATCACCATACGAAAAACCTAAAATATATGCCAACTTTTCATCTAATATTTCGGGTATCATAATTAAATCATGTTTACACTCAACTATTTTATCGTATGAACCAAATTGATTAGATGACTTAAAAGTACTTTTCTGAAAATTATTATTAGTTAACCCAATATAATCCTTATTAATATTAGTACCATTAAGTAATATTATTGGGTCTCCTATTTTAAAATCCCCTAATTTTTGTTCTTTGGTATTAAAATTATCCGTGGTTAAGAAAATATGTTCTTTTGATGTTGAAATTTTAAAACCAAACTTAGTTTTAATTTCATATACAGTCTTTTTATTACTTAAAATATTATTAACCCTTACCCAACCCTTTTTAGTCCACACATAATCATCAATTTTACAATCTTTAATTTTAATTAAACCATTTTTAGTTAAAATTCTCTGATTTTCTTCAATGCATTGCCCAACCTCTCTAATAGTATTAGAATATCTTTCCATAAATGGTACTATACCAGTACTTGTTAATGCAGCATTTTTAACGACGCTACCACCAGGTCTAATATGTGATAAATCAGTCCCAACACCACCACGTCTTTTACTTAATTGAACTATTTCTTCATCAGTTCTCATAATAACACCATACGAATCTGTTTTTTCGTTTGTACCTATAACAAAACAATTAGATAATGATGTTATTTGTCCCTCATTACCTATACCAGCCATTGAGCTACCACCTGGTATAATATACTTAAAATCTTTAAGTTTATCATATATATCATTTTCAGATATTGGGTTTGGGTATTTTGATTCTATTCTATATAATTCTTTGGCGATACGCTTATGCATATCATCAGGTGTTAGCTCGTATATATTACCATAACTGTCCTTTAAAGCATACTTATTAATCCAAACATCTGTTGCTAAAGTATCTCCCTTAAAATATTCTAATGTCGCTTTATAAACTTCATCTCTAGAATATCCGTTAATATTACTAAATTCTTTACTTTTCCCTATCATTTCTATTTTTTTATAAATTTAACTCACCATTATTATCTAATTTTTCTTTCCTTAACTTAACAGCAGCCATAGCTAAAGCTAAAGCATTATCATCCTCATGTTTTTTTATCTTACTCATATCAGTAAATGATGCACCACAATCTTCATCATCGGTTTCTATTTTAACTAAACCATTATCAAAAACACAATTTCTAAATATAATCCCATCTTTACCGAATCTAGATTTTAATATTGCTATATTAGCAGAACCATCTTCTTTTTGAGCTAATGTCTTAGCTATTGATACGATAAAGTGACCTATTTGACCCTTCTTAATTGACCCACCTATTTGATTAGAGTCAACAACATCAGCACCAATAGACTGTCTATTACCCTGAATAGCGGTCCACCCGGCAACATGTAATTCGTCTAACATTGATTCAAATTGTCTCATAATATTACCCTCAGCTATATTATTATCTGAAACTATTTTACTAGGTGAAATACAATCTATATAATCTAATAAAACAATATCTGGTCTAAAACCTTGAGATATTTGTTTTCTTATATATTGTCGTATCATAGGTATAGTTGTTCCATCACTAGGAAATTTTTTAAGTTTTATTTTACCTGGTTTGGATAATTCTTGACTTAATATTTCCTTAACTTCAATGCGTCTATCTTGTAAATCATTCAAAGATATACCAGTCCAACACGTATAATGTTTTCTTTGAATAACTTTAGGATTATCCTCAAAAAATATTTGTAATACATTATAACCATGGTTTTTTGCTGTGTTAGCTATTTTAGTTACCATAGTTGTATTATGTGTCACAATATAGTCATCGGTTACATATAAATGTTCTGGATTATCAACCATAATACACTGAGCCATTTCATCATGTGAATATTCAATAGATGTAATCATCTTATTATTAGAATTCTTACTTAAAGGTTTAAGAAGGTTTAATTTATCACACAATCTACTTGGTTTAAAAGTGATTGTTTCTGGGAAATTAAAACTAATATTATAAGTTGATTTATTTATATTTTTATCTGAATTAATTTTATCAATAATATTACAAGTACCACCTAATGACATTACCAACTCTTTTATTTGATTTGCAAATAAAAATGAAGATGTATTTATTAAAATTCTATAATTACTAACACGACTATTACTATCAACTAATCCTTGTAATAACGAAACTCTATTTTCAATAGAATTTATCAAATAATTTTCTGGAATAATTTCGTTACTATCATTTTTTACTAATGATGCACCAAAAACATATGGGTCTATTAGTAATTTACTATAATTAAATTCAACCGGTTCTAAATTAGGTATCATATAATTTAATCGCTTATTACCCCAAACCCTAACATTATTAACCATATCAATTGTTTTAATGGTTTTAAACGAATTATCGGGATTAAATTTTCTATTTCTTTGTTGTATAGTATTTACACTCCATAAATGTTCTTCATCACACAGTACTTTAGTATTGTTATTAAATGAAACTTTATATATTGGTCTAACCCCCTGTGGGTATACTCCAATAACCTTTGTTGGCTTACCATTTCTACTAATAACGTAACCACCAACTTTAACATCACCCATTGTAATCCAACCACTTGGTGTTAATATTTTAGATGATAATGGTTGTGATTTACCAACACCAAAAGGTGCTAATATAACACCTAATTCACCCTTTGAAAGTCCGCCACCCATATTAATATCTAAACCAACAATTCCGGTTGGAATAGGTTTTCTGAAATCATCTGATAAAACAGAATCAATATCCTCAAATACATCAATTACTTCATCCTTATTATTACCGAATTCTAATGCTCTTTTAAGTAAATCCTCACATTCATGATATTTATCAGTATTTCCACCCTCAGCTATTCTAAGAACCTCTCTTGATGCTTTAATCATTTCCTGTTGTTTAAAAAATGTTTTCGCCACATCTTGAATTTGTAATGAATTGTTAAACCCATACTCCTTTGCTTTGGCTAATAAAGCTAAACAATGTTCTAATTGATGTCCTGAAATTTGATTTCTTAATAAAATTTCAGCACCAACAAAATCTGGTATAGAATCATATTGTTCATAATTATCTTTTATATACATTATAATACACCTAACCTTTTCATCATCAAAATATTCTGGTTTAACTATATCCATTACTGAATTAGCATACCTACTATCACTCAATAATTGACCTATAAATTTTAATTGAAAGGCTTGTCCTAAATAACCAAGTGTATTTTTACTATTTTTAATCATAATTTTATAAAGGGTTTAAAATAAATATTTTTTTTTATTTAAAAAAGTATAATTATTTTAATTATAATATGTATATTCATCACTAGTAAGATGATAGCGTATAGAATTAATTATATCATATATAATCTCCTTAATATCAACAGCGTATCTAACCTTTGGAGGGTATGGATTTCCACTGAACTCTCTTCTTATAACCGATTTCCCGTCTATTTTAAACTCAAACTCAAAGTTATCAATTTTTTCATAAATACCTCTACGACTTATATCAGAATCAACTTGCTCGATATATGGATTATAGTACTTCCATAATTGCTCTCTAGTATTCTTAGTTAAATTATTTTGAATAATTTTAACACATTCTTTACTCATAGTATTTAACTCAAGAGAGTTCATGGATTTACTATTGTATCCACTAATATTAAAATATCGTTGACAAATAATGTGTCCATTAATTTTTAACAAAAATTCGAATCTTTGTAATTCACTTTTTCTACTTTCCATTGCTTTAATTGTTGATTATTATTTAAATTATTAATTATTTTCTTTCATCCAACTGTTATAAACTTCACTTTCCTTATTTATAATTCTTTTAAATGGTAACATATAATTAGCAAATCTGTTTTCAGTTATTAATCTATCAAGACCATTTTGTTTCATTTTAGTATAAACATTTTGTAGACTTCTACCTTCAGGATTCATTGGTAATTCAATTATATCTTCAATCTTTTCTATACCAGAATTCGTCATTAATGGTCTTTTTAAATTCATTATACGATTATTTATACGATATAAATTATCACCTTGAATACCATCAGTAATTCCATTAATTATATTTGTAAGTGCTTGGTACGGTTTCTTTTTATTTTTTATCCTATCTTCTTGTAATAAATTAGCCTCATATAATACCTCCTGTACATTACTTTCCCTTTCAGTTAAAAATGGAAATAATTTTAATAATGTATCCTCTTTAACACCCTTAACACCCTTAATACAATCACTATTATCACCACAAATAATCTTAACCAATAAAGCATTACTTTGATGGTGTTTAAAAAAATTCTGATAATTTTCTAATGTAATATATTCATGTAAATCACAAAAATATATTTTAACACTTTCACTAATTAATTGAGATAAATCACGGTCTAATGTACATATTGTAATGTCATATTCATCTGACTTATATTTACAAAAATAACTTATAAAATCATCACTTTCAATTACAAAATCCTCTAATTGACGAATACTTAACTGCTGTAAATAGTTCCAAATTAATTTCTTTTGTCTAACAAGTGATTTATCCTGAGAAAAAGTACCGGTTTCATAATTCTTATCACGATTACTTTTATAATCCTTGTAAATATCGTAACGTAATTTACCACTCATGGGTCCATCCCAAAATGCAAATACTCTATCGTAAGTTTCGATATCTAATAATTTCCTTGTTATATTTAAAAATGAATATAACCCACCAATATGTTCACCATAATGATTATATTCATTCTTAGCACCATGATAACCAAATTTCAATAAAGCATTACCATCTATTAATAAGGCTCTCTTCTTTATTTTTTTTAATTTGTTACCATTTCTTGGTGGTATTTTACTCACGAATTATTAATTTATAGGTTAATACTAAAAAATAAACACAACTAATTGTTGTGTTTATAAATATACGAATAATTAATTAATTTATCAATTATAAAAATATTTTTTTTCTAAAAATCCATATCAATCTCAGTATTTTCCTCACCCTCAATTATGTCAATATCAGTACTACCTAATTTTGATAATAGAAAATCTTTATGTTCTTTTAAATATTGTGTTTGTTTATCTGGATTCATAAAACCAGTTGGTGTTGACGCTATTTTACCCTCCCATTCAATACCATTAACTTGATTTTTTACACATTTAATTTTAGTTTTAATACCAAATGAATATGTATTACCATTACTTATAGCCGTTAATGATGATGTACCATGTGATGTTATACCACCAAAATGTATAATCAAACGAGCTGCATAAAAGAATGCTTCACCACCTTTATGTTTAACAGTACCAGCACCCTGCATACTATCAAGCCATATTTTTTGAACACCAACAAATGTATTAGTGAATTCCTTATCTTCTTTCTTAGAAGATGGTATTTTATGGTTAATAGTAGATTTAAATGATGCATCCAAAGCACCGGCATTCCACATATTATTTCTACTATTTGATTTAATAGATTTAAAACAATCTAACGAACCAATTGAATCCCAAATAAAACACAATTCTAATGGTAATTTACCATTTGCTTGTAATGTTAGCATATCATCAATAAATCTAGATACGTCTTCAACGCAAGCCTCTGTTCTACACTCTTTCTTTTCTTTAGATTCGCTATAATCATAACGCCCATATTTTTTTATTAGAGCATCATTATTTATGTATCTAAAAAATCCCTTATAATTTATAACCTCACCATACTCATCTTTAACCTCTTCGAATTGAACCCCTAGATTTTTAGCATGTTCCCAACTAAAATTATTTTCAGTATCAATTAATATTGGTAATACACCTATTTTCTGACAAGCAGCCATACATTCAAATGCCGCTGTTGATTTACCAGTATTTGTATAACCCCTAAGTAATGTTAAATAACCTTTTGGAATACCAGGTATACCTAAAGCCTCATGAAATGCTGATGAAAGTGGAATCCATGATAGTTCTTTATCCTTAACAGTTGCATCAAATCCCTCATCAATAAAAAATTTATCTAAATCAAATTCATTTAATGCGATTGGTTGTTTCTTTTTTTCAGGTTTTTTTGCCATCTTAAAAATTTTATATTTAATATTATTTTACCATTTTAGAATGGGAGGTCGTCATCATCATCTTCAATATCAATTTTCGATTTCTTTTTATTTGTTTTTGAATTAGAAACCTCTGGTTCTGGTGTTACGATATCATCATCATCGTCAGAACCCATGTTAATTTCAGAATCATCATCCTCATCTTCATTTTTTTTCAGTTCATTTTTATCAACCCATTTTTCAGATTCTTTATCCCAAACCGGCTCACCACCAACAACCGCTATTTCTAAATATTCATATGTTTTTACCGCATAAACATCTTCCCATGTTCTGGTGTCTTCAATCAATTCTTTTAATTTAATTGGGTCATCTAAAGCGGGACTTGGGTCATGGTCACCAATTCCGGTAACAATACAATTTCCCTTTTGGTCACGACCGATATCTATTGTTAAATCTCTCCCGTTTTCAGCATCCGTAATATTACCCTTAAGTTTAAACAAGGTTATAATTTTATCCATAATACCCTGATTACGATAATCATGGTTAAATCTCCAAAATTTAATACCATCCTCTTCATTTTCTCGTTCAATAACTCTAAGAACATACATTTTTCTTGACCCAAATGTTTTTGCTAGTTCTTTATCACTATCTTTCTTGGTACCTAATAATTCATTTCTTGCTTCACAAAACGGACAATCCTTATCAAAATTATGATTAAGACAAGTAAATTTTTTCCATTTACCATTAATTTGTCTACTATGAATGAACATTTCTTTAAATGGTGTTCCACCATCAGCTGCTGGTAATATACGTATTTGTTTACTACCAGTTTTTACCTTATCCGGAAGGTATACTGAAAAATAATTTTTTAAATCGAAATTCTTTGATTGTGAATTTGTTTTAGTCGCATTGTTTTCTGCGTACTGTTTTAGGATTTGCGCTGTTAAAGCATCATGTTCTTTTTGTGCCATCGTTTTTACTATTTATTTAATTATTATTATTTGTGCTATTAAATTACGTACTATTTTTTATTTATTATAAATATCGTCTAATATTAAAAAGTAACATACTTTAATTTTTTTTAATTAAGATAAATATATGAAGAAAAAACCTATATTTCAAGATTTTTTTTTTAAAATAAAAAAGGTGACCTAAAAATAAGTCACCTTTACATATTTTTTTTTATTGGATTAAAATTCCTCTTCCTCATATTCATCATTAAATGAATTCTTTACTTGATAATCATTATATTGAGTTTTTATATCATCAGTTGTTAATACGTATTCTTTTTTAGTACCCTCTGGATTATCTTCAGTACCTAAAACATCATATCTTCCACCTTTTTCAGCCCAATAATCACTTAATTTAAGGTTGTATGGGTATGAATCAAATGACCTCATTTCTAATTTCTCATCCGGGGTTGGATTTCTCTTCTCAACCTGATGTTCTAAATCATCTATCTTTTTAGCTATAACATCCATATTAGCTATTTTACCCTGTAATTCATCGAATTTACTTATCAAATCACTAATTTTTTGTGTTGCCATATCAGCACTTTGTTTAGCATCAGCCGTTCCTTGTACTAATTCTGTTATATCAAGTTCTACCTCATTTTCACCGGTTTGTGGGTCATTTAAAATTTCTTGTGGTGTATTATCCTGTTGAATGTTATCTTGTGGTATATCACCATTGTTATCATCACCTTGTTCTAAATCTTGTGATGTATCATTAAATTCTTGTGGCTCTTCTTCATTACCACCAAAATCTTCTTGGTCATTTTCTTCATCACCATCTTCACCTAAAATTAAATTATCAACATCCTTATCATATTCATCATCCTCGCCCACGTAAAATGAATATTCAACCATTAATTTATGTCTTTTAAGTTCCGATTCTAATAATGACTTATTTACTTTTTTCTTTGTCATAATAATTACATTAATAATTCTCTACCGTCTTCAGTAAGAACACGTTTATTTATTCTTTCAACTAAACTCTTATCACCCTTAATTATACAGTTTTCACGAGTACATTCAAGATTGTCTTCTGAAACCTCATCACTTAAAAAACTATTTAAAGTGTCCTTTAATTTTTTATTATTTTCTTTACCCATAATTTTATTGTTTTATATTAAAATACAATGTTTTATTATAAATATCCTAAAATTAATAAAAATACTATAAAAAAATAAATATTGATGGTTATGTATTACTTATGTAATGTAGATATGGAATATATTTGATACTATCAATTCTCGATAAATAATCCTTATATAGTTTAAGGTCGTTTTCACCTAATAAATTATTATCACAAATTACTTTTACTTTATTTATAATTTTACTTTTTCTTATATCAAAGAAAAACTCACATAAATGTAGGTCAATACCAAAAATAATTTTATCACAATATATGTATATAAAATCCTTATAGATAAATGAAATTAAATTATTGGTTGAATATATTTTTTTTAATACTTTCTTTAAGGTTTTTAATTTAAATTGAATTGGGTCTATAAAAACATATTCTATATCACTTATAATCTTATTATAACAATATTGTATAAAAACCTCAATATCTATTTCATAATCAACTCTCTTTTCCTTTAATGTATACGTCCAAAAATAATTTGACTTTATTTCTTTATTTAAAATATTGAAATCATCTGGGAATATATTTCTTGCCGTCTCTAAATCTATAATTAATGTTGGTAACCCAGTGATGATTTCATTAATTGATGAAACCACTTTAATTTTTGGGTCAAAATGTATTAATTTATCTGAAACTATATTACCTATTACTTCCATTTTGCAAATATAATAACTTTTTTTGTAAAAAACAACAAATTAATTATCAATATCTAAAACATCTTTCGGTATATATGGTTTACCAGCATATTTCATCCTACCCTCATTACCAGATGATATAATTAATTCTGGGTTAACAACCACTATATTATTAGAATTAGTTACATCACGTATGGTTAAATGTAAATGAGTCCCTGTTGACGTACCTATTAAATTAACAAATGTATCACTGTCTTTATACAATTTACTCCTATAATCACCAACCTTACCACCCATAAGTCCGATAACCTCACCCTTAGTAACCACAATATCTGTATTAATACCATTTAATAAATTATTTATGGCTATATTGTCATTAGTTAAATCTTGTATAGATGTTAATGTTTTTAAAGAAGCTGTTTCACTTAATTGTGGTTTAATTAAATTTAAAATCCGCTCAGATAAATCCGCTAGATGACCATACTCGCTACGATATATTATATCACCAAGACTATTATGTTTAATATATAAATAAAGTCCATAACCCCTTTCTTGAATTTTAATTTTTGTTATGCGACCATCATAAATTGATATTATTTTTGTTTCACCTTGAATACCACCAATATCAATACCGCTATGTGGTTTTACTCTACCAGATGTTGCACCAAATAATGAAGTTATAATTATATCACCTATAATTGGGTCACCGAATCCGCTCCCATCATTATAAATTATATCTCTAGTTTCATTATCAATATTACCAGATTCTAAATAATTATCATCAATTGGGTTTATTAATTTAACATTATTTATATCTACATCACTTAAACTACCAAGTAAATTCATATATAATTCAGATTCTTTAATTAATGGTGTCATTATTTTATTAACACGTACACCTCTGAATTTAGTTGTCATATGATTTGGTTTAATACTATGATTAACCCTGGTTATTAGATAACCACCTCTAAACATTGGTATATTATTTAATTGAAAATACATCATTGGTTGAATCATAGCATTACCAAGTGATTCAACCTCTGTTTGATATGACCTAGTAGAAAAAACGTTAAATAAATTTTGTCCTGCCGGTGTTCTATTCTTATTATCACCCTGTAATGAAATTTCATCAATTATACGAAGTGATTCATCAGTTTCACTAAATTCTGATTGGTCTAATTGTATATCTTTAAAAATTGATTGATTACCTTGAGCAAAATTAACCCCAAATACGGGTACTGTATAACCATCACCACCAAATGATTCTGAATCTAATGTACCAACATTTACATCAAAATTAACACCATCATTCTTAAGTTCATTATTATCACTTAAATCTAAATTTCTAGATGCCTGACCAATATACATACAGATAAATGATGGACCAATAACATCATCCGATTGATAACTTATATATGGTTTTGGTTTAAACATCTCCTCTAATTGACTTTTATCTCTATAATCAATGAATGTTGGTAGTGCTATAAAATCAAAATTATTATTAACAAGTATTCTACCTATTAAATCATAAAAGCTTTGATTTTGATTATTTTGAAGTTCGTTAACAATTACATTTGGGTTTATAATAAAATCATCTCCAATATCTTTAAAACTTTTATCTATAAATCTAAAACTATTAAAAAGTTCTTTATCATCACCAATACAACTAACCAGGTTTGATGACGTTAAATTACTACCATTTACCCACTTATCATATATTGATTTAATTGTTCGATATATATTCAACTTAATAAAATCATTATTAATTGACCCAAATGCTTCCTGTTTAAGTTTTTCTTCATTTATTAAATTACCATTATTTAACTTATCTGTTAACTCCGTTAAAAAAATAGATAAATAATTTTTTAATTCTTTTGAATCAACGCTTAAATTATTTGTATAAGACCATGTGTATTCATCAATACTTTCTTTGTCACCCCATATTCTCCACGTAAAATTGGCTAAAATTACCGGTTCTAATATTGCTGACATTATTTCAATACTCTTATCTCTAAATGTGTCAGATAATTTATTAACATCACTATATGTACCCATAAAATTTAGATAACCATTGGAGATAGATTCTTTATTTAATGGTGTTATCGATTCATATATATCTAAATTATAGTACCCATTATTATTTAATATTAATTTCGTACTATTACTATTATTAACATTTATTTCATCCTCATATATAAAATTATCATTAGTTAATTGTATTAATTGGTTAGCGATTGAACCCCTTAAAATAATTCTATTTTCATATTCAGACTTACTAGTAAAATCTAAATTTTCAATTTCATAAAATTTTCTTATATCACCCCAATTAATACCAGTTAATTTACCATCAACCCAATCATTAAAATAATTCTTTAAAGTATTTCTAGCCGATGTTGGTAATGATAGTATGAAACTCTCTATTTTAGGATATTCCCCATCTTTTAAAATTATCCCGGATGGTGATGGTCCATTAAATGATATTTGTGGGAATATAGTTCTAAGATATTCATCTTTACCGGGTAAATCAATATTAGAACCATTATATATATTAAATATAATTGGGTCATCACCATCATAATCATATCTCCATAATAAACCACCTAATAATAGTAAATACATTTTAGGTAATTTAATAAATCCACCACGTTTGTTGAATAATGATAGTCTTGATGTACCATTTAATAAACCAATGAATTCACCTTTATCAAACCCATCAAATGGTAATGAATGTAAAAATAATAATGCTCTAGACCTATTAGCAATATAATTACCATCGCTAATGTTGACAGTATTTAATAAAATATCGGATTGTCTAAAATAAAATTCTGATGTAAATAAATCATATATTGAGTCATTAGAAGAATATGTTATATATTTTCTATTTATATAATCAATTTCATTATTTTTATAATTATTTATAACCCTATAAATATCGGAACTATCAGATGTAAATGTGTTATAAATCGAATCATTTAATGATTCCCCAAAAAATCCGTTTAAGAACGTTCTACCCAATGAATTCCAAAATATAGTATCTGTTGTTACATCAGAATACCACTTAATATCTAAAAAATCCTGTATTTTATATTTACCATTGAAATAATCATATTCATTAGATATATTGTTGGTATAATTATCAACCGATAAATTATTATTTCTAAAATCAGTTCGTAAATCTAATATGGTATTTCTACCAGAATAAGTGTCTGTTACACCATCATATATTGGATAACTACCATTAATCGAATTAAATTCATTCTCGTCTAATATTTCAATATATTTTATACTATCATCAATATTTTGAGTATCTGGTAGATACTTACCTGTTGAATATAAATTTATACCTATATTACTATCTAAAACATATTTATCTCTACTATCATCACTATTTAAATCTTTAAGTGTCTTTAATGAAAATTCTTTATTATCTATTGAGTATTGTACTAATATATTATTTACTTTATCTTCTATAGTTGACCCACTAGTACCGTTTAAAGATAACTTTAATAAATCACCCATATAATCATTAACACTATTTGCTTCTATTTTAGCCATAGTTGTTAATTCATTAGATTTTATTCGACTATTCGTATAATGTAGAAAAATAAAGGCTCTTTTGATTATTAAATCTAATAAAGTTTTTTTAGAAGCACCACGATTATTTAATGATAAATATTGATTTTCCTTATTAAATATTGGTGTATCGAAAACACCAACTGGGTACCATAATGTTTTACCATTTATTAAAGTTGAGTTTAATTCATTATCAACCTTAGTACTAGCTAAAAAACCATCTAATAAATCATTAACCAATTTAACTTCTGGTATATCATTTATTTTTTTACCAATCCAAGATTCCTCCCCATCCTCAGAATAACCGGGAAATGGATATATTAAATTTATGGGGTTATTTTTATCTAAATTATTTAATATTTTTTTAAATTTATCAAGTCTATTTTGAGTGTTACCCGGATTAGATGCATCTATACTAACACCTTTAATTAATTCCATAAATATATCTACATGTGTTGTAAATATTTCTATAATATTTTTAATACTTGGTTTAAACCCTAAATCATTTTGGATGTTTGAACTAATTTCACTACTAACAATTTCTTTATATGAATCTTTTATAGTATTTAAATTTTCAATATTTTTATCAATTTCTAAGATTGATGTGTATACGTTTAAAACAATTATTTTACTATTATTTGTTAAATCATTACTTAATATTTTATTATCTAAAAATAATTTTATATCACTATAATTAAGTTCACCAATCTTATTTATAATATCATTTTTTTTACTATTAATAAAACCACTTACTTGTCCACTAAATAAATTAATATTATCAAAACTATTTAATTGTAATTTAATTGATTCATCTAAATTATTATTAACATCTATAACATAATTCTTTAATAATTCTTGATTTGATGATATTGTATCAACAATATCATTGTAATTATTGGGATATAGGATATATATATCATTTTTATAATATATTTTATTATCATCTACTACATCTAAAACGGTATTATTAATAAAATTTTTAACTCTATCTAATTTCAATATACTATCCTCAGTTATCGCCAAACTTTTAATAGTATCATTACTAGTTTTTATTTTATTTATATATTCGTTTAA